GATGGAACAACTGCTTATCATATTCCAGAAAATTTACCAAACATGACGCTTACTGGAACTTTAACTGTTGGTAGTGATGTTTCACTTAATGGTGGAGCTTTTGTATTTAATGAAGCTGGAGCAGATAGAGATGCTAGATTTGAAGGAGATGCAGATACAACTCTTTTACAAACAGACGCAAGTACTGATAGAGTTGGTGTAGGAGTAGCAGCACCTAGTGCTAAATTACATGTTAATCAATCTTCAGCAACTGGTTCTCAACCAGTTTTAGAACTAGAACAATTAGATCAAGATTATGCTTTTACTAACTTTGTTGGTACATCAGCTTCTGATAGCTCAAAAAGTTTATCTTCATCTACAGCTTCTGCTGGAAGTAAAGCAGGAGCAATAAGGGTAAGAATTAACGGTACTGAGCGTTGGATTAGATTTTACGATAGCGCTGTATAGGAGACTAAATGACGCTAGTAAAAGTTCAGGTAGCACCAGGAATAGACAAACAAGATACTGAATACGGCGCTGAAGGTAAATGGATTGATTGTGATAATGTTCGTTTTCGTTATGGACTTCCAGAAAAAATAGGTGGTTGGTCAAAGGTATCTACAAGTGCTTTAGTAGGAGCAGCAAGAGGAATTGTAACTTGGTTCTCTTTAGACGGCGATCAATACACAATTACTGGAACTAATAAAAAACTTTACGCTTATCAAAATCAAGAATGGTATGACATCACACCAATAAGAGAAAGTGGTGCATCAATAACTAATTTTACAACAACAAATACATCTACATCTGTCACCGTAACAGACGCTACCCATGGTGCTATAGAAGGTGACTTTGTTACTATATCTAGTGTGTCAGGAACTGCTAATGGAATTACAGCTAGTAATTTACAAGGTGAATTTGAAATACAATCAGTCACTGATACAAACAATTATGTTATTACAGCTAAAGCTGCAGCTACGGGTACTGGTGCTAGTGGTGTTACAGGCACGGCAGAATATCAAATAAATACTAACCCAGCTTTTTCTATTCAGGGTTATGGATGGGGTGCAGGCACATGGGGATTATCTACATGGGGTACAACAAGAGCTGGCCTTGCAGCGCCAGACTCAGTACAGTTAGACTCAGGTAAATGGTCCTTGGACAACTGGGGAGAAGATGTATTATGTCAACAACTTAATGGAAGTTTATACTACTGGGATACTTCTGCAAGTACTTCAACAGTTCAACGTGCAAATAGAACTGCTGTTTCAGGTGCCCCAACATCTAGTAGATTTGTATTAGTTTCAGGTACTGATAGACATGTTATTTGTTTTGGAACAGAAACAACTATAGGGACTTCATCAACAAGAGATGATATGTTTTTACGCTGGTCAGATCAAGAAGACCCAGCAACATGGACACCTACTGCTACTAACACGGCAGGCTCACAAAGATTAACAGATGGGTCTAAACTTGTTACAGCTAAACGTTCACGTGGTGCTGTATTAATTTGGTCAGATACTGCACTATACCAAATGCAATTAATTGGATCTCCATTTACTTTTGGTTTTCAACAACTAGGTTCTGCTTGTGGTTGTGTGGGTCAACACGCAGCTGTAGAATCTAATGGTAGATCTTTTTGGATGGGAATTGATTCTTTCTTCATGTTTGATGGTTCAGTTCAAAAAATACCATGCAGTGTAGAAGATTATGTATTTAAAGATATTGATCAAGCCTCACAAAAAGATACTTTTGCAGGATTAAATACCGAGTTTAACGAAGTAACTTGGTTCTATTGTTCTAATGGATCTAATGTTATTGATCGTTGTGTAACTTTTAATTATCAAGAAAACGTTTGGAGCGTTGGCTCATTATCTAGATCTTCATGGGCAGATAAGGGTGTGTACGGTTTTCCATATGCGCTTGATTATGCATCAACAGATACTGCTTCTACAATCAGTACAATAACTGGGCTTACTGCCGGAAGAAGTTATATGTATGCACAAGAAAATGGAAATGATGCTGATGGTTCAGCTTTATCTTCACACATTACTTCAGGTGACTTTGTTATTCCAGAAGCTGGTGAAAGACTAATGTCTATAAAAAGATTTATACCTGATTTTAAAAATCAAGCAGGGACTGTTAATATTGAACTTAACTTTAAATTATATCCTGCAAGTACTGCAGTTACTAATGGTCCTTATGCAGTTACGGCTTCTACAACTAAAATAGATACACGAGCACGTGGCAGACAAGCATCCTTAAAAATATCTAGTTCAGCTATTGATACTACATGGCGATATGGAACTTACCGTGCAGAAATACAACCAGATGGAATGAGATAATGGCACAGATAAATATACCACGATTACCACAAGCACCTTCTGAATATAGTGAAGCACAGATTAATCAATTAATACAAACACTAGATCAATTAATACAATTATTAAACAGCTCTTATACACCTGAAACACTTAGGAATGATGATGAAGCTTTTAACTGGTTTATATCATAATGGCTAACGCATATAAAAAAGTAATGGTAACTAAATCTTCTACGGGAGATCATTCTATCTATACATGTCCAGCTGCTACAACAGCTATTATTAAAACCGCTTGGGTTTATAATGGTTCTGGGGGATCAGCACAATTAACGTTAAAAATCAATAGTACAACTATTGCTTTTGATGGAGCTGTAGCAGATAAATACACAAAATCATGGTTTTACCTTGCTTCTGGTGATATAGGTGTATTAGAAGCTGGAGATATATTAAAAATTAATACAAATGCACAGCCAATCACTGTGTATTTAAGTTTACTGGAGATATCATAATGATTGAAATACAACAAAATACTTGCTATAAGGAGAGAATATGCCTATAAAAGATGACGGAGTAGTAGAGTACGTTGAGATAGATGGCGAACAGGTACCAAAGATCGTTGTCCCAGCAGAAATAACTATTACCAATACGGAAACAGGACAAGAATACGGTTCAGCTAAAGAGGCTGAAGATGATGTTGCAAATCCTGCCACTGCTACAAAAGCGGAACACATCAAGCAAGATGTTGTTATCCAAGCAGCAATTCATAAAATACTTGAGGGTAAAGCAGGAGACGTTTAATGGTTGACGAAGCGCAAAGACAAAGACAAGCTGCCAGAGTAAGAAAAGGCATTGCAAATAGAAGACAATACGCACAAAGCCGTATTGCCGATAAAAGAAACAGACCAGGAGCTTACGGGTTAGATAGAAGAGGTTACAACCGTGATATTGTTAATAGACAATATTTTGGAGATAGAGCTAATAGAAATACGAGACAGGCAGTAGATCAACTAATGGATCTAGAAGACAGATTTACAAATCGTCCTGATGACAATAAATTTTCCACTGGTGAATTAAGAGATTTTCGAAATGCTTTTAATTATTTAACAGGTTTACAAAATAATAAAGATAACATTAACCCTATGTATTTGCCAAATGATGAAGATTCTTTGGATAGTGATTACCCTAATTTTGCTTATGGAATTGAAGATACACCAATGTACACAGGTATAGGTGAGGGAACATCTGTAAGACCATCAGAATTATATGCGGATTCTAATTATGATGTAGGAAACATGACAGGTACGCGTCCTGATGCTGACATGAGTAGATCAAATCCTTATTTAAAAGATTTATCATACATGACTGCTGGACCACAATACACAGATGAAGATTTCTTTATGACAATACCCGGCACAGACGGTGCTGGCCAAAGATATATTGGACCAAGATTAGATGAATTAGATGAAACAGTTAGATTTGAAGACATGGGATATGAATTACAAAATCCTAATCCAACAAGGATAACTAACTTTGATGAATACATAACTGATATAACAGGAAAGACTCCAATAGAAACTGCTCCTTTAGGTTATTATAATGGTGAACCAGTTGATAGAGAGTTTGCCCCTAATGCTTATGAAAGAAGACAGATGCAAGATCAAATGTTAGGACTAGGTAGTTTAGGTCAAAATTTAAATGACCTTTCTAGTAATCAACTCCCTGACGCTTTTGAATACCCTTTTCCTTCTCAAAACCCTTTTCGTCGTGAAAAAACTTTAAGTAGAGAAGGATTAGATCAAATGGCAGGAACATTTGGATTACCTTTTGAGTTATTTCAAGACCCAACTGCTGATGGTGGTGTTTTTGATTACTTTGGTAGAAAAATAGAAGGTGATGAAATAGATGAAGAAAATTACGAGCCTTATCAAGAACCAACATTAGAAGAAAAAAGAAGAAGATTTATGGAAGCTTATGGATAAACAAAATCAAGGCATAGGCGCATACAAAGATAGACCTGGTTACTTTTTAGGTGGCATGGTCGGTGGTGCAATATTAGGTGCACTTGTTAATAAGATTCAAGGAAAAGATTGGAAACGTGGAGCTATCTTTGGTGGCATAACAGGTGGACTAGGTTCTGGATTTTTAGGTAGTACAGCTGGTAAAGCAGCAATTGCTAAGATGCAACCAGGTTTTTTTCAAACACTATTACAAGGAGCTAATCCGGCTATAGCTGGAACAATAGGTGGAGCTGGTGCAGCTTACATGGCTGATGATCCAGCATTCCTTAAAAGAAAACAAGAAGAAGAAATGGCACGTTTAGAAGACAAACAACGAAGAAAAAATAAAAAAATGTATGAAAATTGGTATACTAATCCTTGGGATAATTTTAATGATGGCGGTGAAGTAATGGTAGAAGAAGAAACACAAATAGCTTCTGCACCACATCCAATGGAAGGTTGGTATGACATGTATGATGACATGATTAACTCCGGTGAATTTAAAGGAACGTTTGATGAGTTTATGGAAATGATAAACAACTCTGACTATGATGTTCCAATGGCAGCACGTGGTGGAAGAATCCATGCTAAAGATGGTTTGTGGGCAAACATACATGCAAAAAGAAAACGAATTGCAGGTGGTAGTGGAGAAAAAATGAGATCACCAGGTTCACCTGGTGCACCTACAGCTAAAGCATTACGTGATAGTAAAGCTGGTGGTGGAATAAGTGATTTAGACATGCGTCTAGGAGGCGCATCTAATGGACCAGGAACAGGAACGTCAGATGATATTCCTGCAATGTTAAGCGATGGCGAATTTGTAGTCACCGCAAAAGCAGTAGAAAATCTAGGAGGAGGAGATCGTATGCTTGGAGCACAAAGGATGTACCAAATGATGAACAAGTTAGACCCGAATTCGCAAACACCAGCGGAGATGACAACAGTCGGATATGCTTAGTGGAGTGGAGATTTTTTAAAGAAGACGATCTTGAGTGGATCTTAAAAGCCACTAAAGATATGTTTGAAGAGTCGGAGTGGAGTGACGGGGAATATGATAAAGATAAGGTAACGCGTTATTTTTATCATGTTATTGATAATCCTTTATATATGTTTGGGATTATTGCAACAAAAGGCGAAGAGAAAATTGGTTTTATGACAGGTGAAATAATTCAGTTTTCTTTTATGAAGGATGTATTTGCGAAGGAATCGGAATTGTATGTAATTCCATCTGAGCGGGGAAAAATGGGTGGTTTATTTATGATGAAAAAATTTATAGAGTGGGCTAAAAATAATAAAGTTCGTGAAGTTCATTTTGAACCATCAGTTAACGGAGGGAGCATAGATAAATATGATGCTCTTGCAAAAAAATTAGGTATGAATAAAGAACCAAACTATAGGATTAAATTATGAGTGGATCACCA